TCGAGCGGGCGGGTGCTGCATGTTGTTGGCAGCTTGCGGATCGCGCGGACAGGTTCACAAATGCTCGTGTTGGTCTCGAGCGGTTTTATGAACACGCGCGACAGGAAGTCGATCGGGTCAGCGTTGGATGCACGGGGATCAATCGTGCCGCCAAACCCTAGCAGTTTGATGGTCTCAAGCCATTCCTCGACGTGCTCCTCGAGTCCGTCGTCGCCGTACTTAGGGCGGATGTTGTTGTAAGCATCAAGGTGTGAGCGTCCCATCCGGCGCATCGTGATGTACGATACGAGGGCGTTGGTGTGCGTGTTCAGCGACGTCGTGTCAGCGGCGCCGGACAGGTTCATCGTGCCGGAATCGATTTTCGGGAGACGCTTCTTTGGGGCTGCGTTGCGCTTGCTCTTTACCCGAGGAACGATCGTCTTGTTCATCTCCGAGGACAGGATCTTGCGAACAATGTTCGCGCCGCCGGTGTTCTGGCAGCTCCTCGCATTCGACTCCATGTAGCACTTCCGGGTGAACTCAGAGTTGTGCAGGTCGAATTTCGAGAAATCGGTCCCCGTGAGAATGTTGCCGTTCGCCTCGGCCGCCCGGACAGCGCCGACGACTTTGTCGGCGATTTGGTCGGGCGTGTTGCCACACACATAGAAATGACCGCACCGTTCCGGCCCGTCCTTGTGCGCTTCATCGCACCACGGCCGGACGCACCGTGTTGCTCGGTACAGCTCGTACGTGGCCTGGGGAAGGATCAATCGTGCGTTCTTGCCTTTCTCGGCCGCGCCAGCCACGGCGTCGGCCTTGATCTGGGCAAGGACGCTCTCGTCAGTGTTCTTGGGATTCGCGACGAACGCTTCAATCTCAGCCTTACAATTTGGGTTGGATTTCAGCATGATCTCGATCGTTTCGTCGTGGCCAAGGAACACCCAGCGAGTGCGCTTGGCGGTCTCTTCGGAGAATTCCTTGGCGAATGCGCGAATCTCGGGGGACGGCACGGTGTTGTTGCGCACGTCCACGAGCGTCTTGATTGACTTCTCCATGTCGGCAGTAGACTGGCCGGATGCTGCGGCGGGGGGCAACATTGGAGGGGCGGTGAGCCTGGCGACGTTCTCGACGTCGTCGTTCAAGTACTCAGTGTCAGCCGTGTACCCGACGAAATTGATGTGTTCGGGTGCCTCGGTGAGGGCTGCGGTGATGAGGAGCACGGACGCCGTGCTCTGTTTGCAGCCGACTGCTTTGAGATGTGCCTCCACTACGGCCGACCCGAACGAGTTGACGCCACGGCGCCGGGCGTTCAGGCCCTCCCATACTTCCGCCGGTATCTTGACGACATGGCGGGTCGGCTTCATGTAGGACAAGCTGACGTACGGGTGTGGACCACCGAATCTAGCAATGCGGAAGTCGCCCATCTTCGTGGAGTGCGTGGTTACTGCGTTGATGCGGAAAAGCTGCTGGGCTTCCAGCTCACTCGTCCCGAAACGGATGCAGGACAGCTCCCATGGGTATCTGCAGTA